ACTTTGTTGGATTGACGGATTGGTCGTATATCGTTGAGCCGTATCGGATAGACCCGCTGAAGGCAAACAAACGAATCATTAACAATAACTACAGGAAAGTCTTGAAAATGTTATCCGCAATGGATATCAAGACTCAGTTCCCAAAGATCCTGACAGTGTGCTTCAGGGAGGATGTATTTTACTGTACCACATGGGTCACAGATGACAACATCACGCTGCAGCGCTTGCCGAGCGATTATTGTCAGATATCGAGTATAGAAGGCAATGTGCCTAATGTGACGTTCGACTTCTCGTACTTCGACTCCAGATTGGATCTATTAAATTTCTATCCAGATGAATTCAGGAAGAAATATAAGATTTACAAGAATGATCGCATAAAGAGCAGATGGATTGAGCTCGACTCTCCGTATTCGTTTGCGATTAAATGCAACATCGATATTCTTGACTATGCGCTTCCACCTTTTGCGGCGCTGCTCAGAGAGGTGTATGAGCTTGAGGACTATAAACAGCTCAAGCTTACTAAAACGGCTCTCGAGAATTACGCGATGCTTGCAATGAAGCTTCCAATGAATGATGACGGAGACTGGCTCCTGGATTATGACAAGGCAAAAGATTTCTGGAGGAACCTCGATTCCGTTCTGCCGGAGGAAGTCGGATCTGTGCTAACGCCAATGGATATTGGCAAAATCAGTTTCGAAAGATCGAACACCGGAGACACCAATACGATTGCGGACGCTGAGCAAAATCTGTTTACGGCTGCAGGCGTCTCCTCCCTGCTGTTTAACAACGACAAGGCTTCCGCTAATGCGCTCTTGCTTTCAATCAAGGCGGATCAGGCGATTACATATGGAATTGTAAAGAACATTGAAGCTGCCCTGAATCGTATTATTTGGGCTCAGAGTTGGGGAAAGAACTTTAGGGTTAATTTCCTTGACGTGTCTACGTTTAACCGTAAGGAGGCAGGAGATGCGTATCTGAAGGCTGCATCATATGGCATGCCTACGATTTCTGCATACGCAGCGTCTCAGGGTATCGGGCAGGCGGAACTTGACTGCATGAGTTTCCTCGAGGGAGAAGTACTCGAGCTGCATAAACTCTTTAAGCCATTGCAGAGTTCGTCACAAATGAGCTCAAAAGATCTTGAGAGCGAGGCTCCTACGGACGAAGGAGGAGCTCCGATTAAGGATGCCGACGAGATCACAGAGTCCGGAGAGCAGAATAGAGAGGATGCTTAATGGGAGAGTTTATTTATGTGTTTGATCCAGCTAGAAAGGACGAGCTCCTGAAAGCAGGATTTGTGTTATTAAAATCAGATGAGAAAAATCGTGTGTTTATATTCAAGGCAGACAATTCCATTGCCTTCGCTCTTGATAATACGAGCTGTGTTTATTCAAACACATTCACATTTTAATATCTGATATCAACGGCCCGCAATCATGCGGGTCGTATTTATTTGGAGGTTGAGATGGAAAAAGTCTTGAGTATGACGTACGCATCATCTTTAACCAACCTATGCGAAATCAATCCATCATTTGATACCGGAGTGCTCCGTGTAGCGTATACAGGCAAAAACCGGAATAACAGTTTCATCTCGAAAGGAGCTTTTGAACGAAGCATCAAGACGATGTTTAATTGTCCGATCGTTTGTAACTACGATCGCGAGTCAGACACGCTCGGCGGGCATGACGTAGAAGTTGTTCGTGATGGAGCTACCGGGGAGCTGCGTCTTATCAACGCAACCACACCCGTTGGGTGTATTCCGGAATCTGCAAAGTACTGGTGGGATGAAGTTGAGGAAGAAGACGGGACCGTCCATGAGTACCTGTATGTTGAAGCACTGTTGTGGAAACGGCAGGAGGCTTATCGAAAGATTAAGCGAGATGGAATCACGGCGCACTCGATGGAAATCACCGTGAAAGATGGAGAGATGGTAGACGACGTCTACCACATTTACGATTTCGATTTCACGGCATTTGCTCTTATTGGAGTAACGCCGTGCTTTGAAAGCTCTGCGCTTGAGATGTTCGCGGCAAGCGACTTCAAGCAGCAGTTTTCTGAGATGATGCGAGATCTGAAGGAAAGTTTTTCAATGGTCAATACCTCTCATGAGGATGGCAATACAACAACTATCAACACGACGGAAGGAGGAGAAAAGGTATTGCAAGCAAAGACTGAACTAGCTGTGAAATACGGCATCGATGTCGAGAGTCTGGACTTCTCTCTGGACGATTATACCGAGGAAGAGCTGATTGAGAAATTCGAGGCTATGAAGGCTGCGGAGGTGGATGCCCACGAAGACGAGCCGGCATCTGAGCCAGAAGACGACAACCAGTTTTCTCTTACATCGAACATCGTAGAAGAGATTGCTCGTGTTTTCAACAGCGTCACTGTTGAACGCGAATGGGGAACGGGTCTCCGTTACTACTATGTCGACTGCGATCTCGACGCGCATGAAGCATACTGCTGGGATACGAATGACTGGCTGCTTTATGGATTTACATATGAGATGAACGGCGACAACGTCGTGGTTGATTTCGATAGCAAGAAGCGTATGAAGTATGCGATTGTCGAATTCGACGAGGGCGAGCAGTCATCTCCGTTCGCTCCTGTTTTTGAGGAGCTTGAACAGAGGATTGCAAGCTACTCCGAAATTGAGTCCAAATATCAGGCTGCCACTGAGTCGATTGCGACGATGGAGCTTGAATTGTCCGATCTGCGTCAGTTTAAGGCTGATGTTGAGAAGGCTGCTGCGGACGCAGAAAGAGAAGAAGTCTTCTCCCAGTTCGAGGATCTGCTCGGTCTGGAAGAGTTCGAAGCGCTTCAGGCGGATTGCGACGGTATGAGTGTCGATGATCTGATGGAGAAGTGCTACGCCATTCGCGGTAAGAATGGCACAACCGCAAAGTTCTCTGCGGCTAATAAGAACCCAAAGATTAAGGTTGCGAAGTCCGACAGCATGGATGATGAACCTTATGGCGGGATCTTTTTCAAGTATGGCATTGAGCCGATTAACTAAATAGGAGGTTACTAATTATGGCTAATAAGCATGGCGTTGTCCGTACGGACAACATGTTTGGCACCGACGTGCGTGCCGGTCTTGTTTCTATCAAGTATTTCGTCACCGAGGGCGAAGGCAATAACGCGAAGGACGTCGAGACCGAAATCGAAAACGGTCGCGTTCTGAAGGCCGATCATCTGCTGGATGACGAGCGTGAGATCTTTGTCGGCGTCGACGTTGCCGCCAATGACGAGCTGAAGGACATTGTCCTCATTGCCTCTCCCGAGGTTATGTACGATGAGCGTCTCCGCAATCTGGACGAGTTCATCAATCTGCCCGGCAAGCCCGCTCGTGGCTATCGTCTGCACAAGGGCGACATTTTCTCCGTCACCAAGGAAGCGCTTGACGGCGTCGAGGAGCCTGCGAAGGGTAATGTTGTTGAGCTGAAGGCTGGCAATAAGATGAACGTCGCTGAGTCCGCCACCGAGGGCTCCACGGTTGTTGGCAAGATCCATGATGTGAACGTGGTTGGTCGTTACACCTACTACGCCATCCTGGTCGGCTAATCACCGCACAATTACATAAGGAGGATACTACAATGGCTGAAATGAAAGATATTGTTAAGCTCGCCGTTGATGCCTACAAGGGCAACGTCGAGAAGTATTCTGTGCGTCAGTCTCAGGACGCGCTTCGTCAGGCTCTGATCGAGGCCAACAATGGCCAGACCACCCTGAACTACAAGGACATCCGTGACGGTAAGTGCAACGGTCTCTTCACCCTGATCGAGGAGATCCTGTCCAACACCATCGTCGAGGGTCTGCAGGGTTAACATTTAAATAGCGTTGCTATTTTCATATAGCCCACGTTCACCGCAAGGTGCTCGCAAAGAAACCTATCGAATTGCTGGAAACCCCTAAAGCTGTGTTTACTACAGCACAAGGATGAAATATGCCTAAGTGCGACAGTCGCGAAAGCAGAAAGAAAAACACAGATGATGCATGGTTAAATCCTAAACATTGAATAATGGGCAATCAGCAGCCAAGCTCCGAACAGGAGAAGGTTCAACGACCATCCCGATAGCGGGAGTAGGGTGCAAGCGCACTCGAAGTGGTAGGCGTCCATGTATTTGGACGATGATATGGTCTGTGCGTTTATCGAAAGATAAAGAAGCAGTTAGAAACTGCTGGGCGGGTGTAGCGAGCCCGTGTTCTTTGGGGTGAAATCCAAAGACGAGGTGATAACTTATGCCAAAAGCTATTGATTTAACCGGAGAACGGTTTGGGAGACTAACTGTAGTTTCACAAGCAGATAGTTCCTTTACCGCATCTGGAAAGCCTGTGCGTAGATGGCTTTGTCAATGTGATTGTGGGAATACCATTGTTACAACAAGACAAAACCTGAAGAAGGGCGACACACGATCGTGTGGGTGCCTGAAAACAGAAACAACAAAAAATAGAATGATGACTCATGGCGATTCAAAGACTGTGTTATACAAACGATGGAAGGCTATGAGGAAACGATGCGCCAACCCAAACAATGCTGACTATCCACACTATGGAGGTCGTGGCATTCGTGTCTGTGACGAATGGCAGGACTATAGAGCATTTAAGGAGTGGGCGCTTTCTCATGGGTATTCAGATGATTTAAGCATTGATCGAATCGATGTTGATGGTAACTATGAGCCAAACAATTGTAGATTCATATCCATGAAAGAGCAGTGCAATAATCGTTCTAGTAATATTTGTGTAACGTACAAAGGCAAAAATTATACTATCGCAGAATTAGCTGAATTGACTGGCATCCAGTATAGTACGCTGTACGAAAGAGTAAAACGCGGATTAGATATCGAAGATATTGTCCGCGAATAAAACAATCACCCAAAGAACTTTACCTAACAAAACAGGATGAATATTTCAACGCTCTCGTTGACTTCCGCAATGTTGCCGAAGGCGACCAGAACCTGTTCCTCGTTGAGGACAGCGAGCTGTTCGTCGTTTCTGAGATTGCCGATGGCACTCAGGGAATCCGTCGTCAGCGCCTCGGCGGCGTGAGCGAGACCTCTATCCCCACGTCCATGAAGGCCGTGCGCATTTATGAGGAGCTCAATCGCGTTCTGTCCGGTCGTGTTGACTTCAATGTGTTTATCCAGAAGGTCGCTGACTCCTTCCGTCAGAAGATGCTGGATGATATTTACAATCTTTGGAAGGGCGCTACCGCTGATCAGCTTGGCGGCGTGACGTACTTCCCCGCTGCTGGCGCTTATGACGAGGACGAGCTGCTTGAGCTCATCGCCCACGTTGAGGCTGCTGCTGGCGGCAAGCCCGCCACCATCGTTGGCACCAAGAAGGCTATCCGCGCTCTCCGTGAGAGCATCCAGAGCGAGGGTGCTAAGGACGAGCTGCACAACATGGGCTACTATGGTAAGTTCTATGGCACCCCTGTTGTGGCTGTGCCTCAGCGCCATAAGGCCGGTACCACCGATTTTGTGATGGATGACAACATCCTCACCATCGTTGCTGGCGACGACAAGCCTATCAAGGTTGTCTACGAGGGCGATCCCATTGTTCTGATGGGCGATCCTATGACGAATGCTGACTTCACCCAGGAGTATTTCTACGGTGAGAAGTACGGTCTCGGTATCGTGCTGGCCGGTCACAACGCCGGTATCGGCCGTTACGAGATGGCGTAATTAACAAATGTCCCGCCTGCGGAGAGCTCCTCCGCAGGCAATGAATGAAAGGAAGAATTTATGGCAGCTACAAAACAGAAAAGCGCACCGGAGACAACTGATATTCAGACTCCGGCAGAGGAGCAAAAGCAGAAGGTAATCCCAAAGGAAGTTGATCTGAATCAGTATATCTCTGTTCGAAATGGATTCCAGGGAAGGCTGATTTATAAAAGCTCGAGAACTGGCGAAAAGTTTGTATGGGACGAATTCGGTTCCG